CTCTAGCAGGAAGTTCCCTAATGTTCCATACAGTTGGGTAAGTTTCGGGAAAAAGTTCCCCGACTACGGGACCTCAGTTACCGTCAGAGTCATCCTCTTCGCCTGCCCCTTCACGTACGCGATCACCGGCATGGGCTTGTCCATATGTTCCGGCGTGTCATCCGGGACGATCCGGTGATCCGTGGGTTTCTTGTTGGAGGCGAGCGCGTCACACAGGGGCTTCAAACTCCAAACCAAATTGTCGACATCCCTCGCGATCCGGTCCCCGACATGCCAGGTAAGCAGCACCCGGCACCGGGTGAGCGGCGGGATCTTCGCGTTCCTCGCCAACAGCCCGGCCACCTGCCTCGCGGCCCTCACCTTCCCGGCGTGCGAGTACCGGCTCCCATACCCGCCGTTCGGCTTCACCGGCGGAACCGACCACGGCAACTCCAGAACCCACTCCCTCACGCGGCGGCCTGCGTCCGGGGCATCGTCCCGACGTCGTACGCGCTCGAGTAGTGCCCCCAGAACGTCAGGTTTGCGACGTCGGTGACGCCGTTACGGTTCTTCGCCACCAGCATGGCGAGGTCCCCGCGCTTCTCGCCCATGATCTCCCGGTGCAACAAGATCACCACGTCGGCGTCCTGCTCGATGGACCCCGACTCGCGGAGGTCCGAGATGGTCGGCATCTTGTCCTCCCGCTGCGTCGACCCACGGTTGAGCTGGGAGAGTGCGACCACAGGGATCTTCATGTCCATCGCCAGGATCTTGAGCTGCCGCGACATGTCAGAGACGAACTCGTGCCGGGGCCGGTTGTCCCCGGCCGGCTGGGACATGAGCTGCAGGTAATCCACGACCAGCCCGGCGAGGGGTTTGCGGCGGTTCACGGACCGGGCGAACCGTTTGATATCCGTGATCGTCACCCCGGAGTTGTCATCGACGAACAGCGGAACGTGCTCCCACGCGGCGCGGCGGTCCCGGATCTTCGTCCAGTCCCCGGCAGTCAGGTCCCGTTCGATCAGGTTCTTGAGGTTGATCCTCAGGTCCGCGGACACGGCGCGCATCTGCACATCGGCCTCGGACATTTCGAGGGAGGAGAACGCCACCGAGCCCTTCGCGGTCATGGCCTTGGCGAGCTGCAGCGCCACCACCGACTTACCCACCGACGGCCTGGCCCCGACGACGTAGAGGCCGCCGGGTCGGAGCCCGCCGATGATCTCGTTCACAGCAGCCCACGGGGTCGGGATGTAGTCCGGCTTCTCATCCAACTGCCCCAACATCAGGTCGATGGTTTCCCCGAAGGACTGCACCGTCGACGTCGTCGCCTTCGACGTCGTGTCCACGGTCTTGCGTGCGAGTTCGACGAGTTCCGCCTCGTCCCCTGGCTGGTGCGCCATGGACGCGATCTTCTGCCCGGCCGCCGCCAGCCGGCGCCGCACCGCGTACTTCGCCACGATCTCCGCGTAATAGCCCGCACTGGCCGCTGACGGGGTCCCTGCGGCGATTTGGTGGATGGTCATGGGGCCGCCGACGTTCGCAAGCTCCCCTGACCGTGTGAGGGCGTCAGAGACGGTCACGGCGTCGACCGGTTCCCCACGGCCCACCATGTCCAGCATCGTCCGGAAAATAGTCTCATGCGCCGGCCGGTAAAAGTCCGGACCCGACACAACATCCGTCACGTCCTGGATCGCGTCCCGGGACAACATCATCGACCCCAACACGCCACGTTCCGCGTCGACGTCGTGCGGGGGTGCCATCTGCTCGTTCATGCCTGCGTTCCGTTCTTGTGGAAGTCCTTCGACCATGGGCCGCTGATAACTGTCTGCTGCTGCACCTCGTCCTCCCACCGGCCGCCGTTGAGCCATGTTGTTGCGTGGGGGGTGAAGTTCGGGTCCTTGCCCGCCACTTCCTTTTTGAGCCGTTCGACGCCCGCCAGGATGTCCTCCAGGCTCGCCCTACGGCGTGCCCTCACAAGCGCCTTGATCGCATCCTGCTTGCCCACCCTGCGGGGATAAGCTGCCCAGAAGGTCAGGAAGTCCTGCGACGGCGGAGCCGGTGCTGAGGGAGGTTTTTTCCCATCCCTTCCCATCCCTTCCCTTCCTAGGGGGAGTTCGGGTGAGTCTCGCTGTGGCTCAGGCAAACTCACCGGAGTTTCGTCGGGTATGAGGGAGTCCTGTTGAGCGCAGGCGGGGCACCTCGTTTTCCACCTGGGATCAATCTTCTGGTGGTCCTCAAAGCGTTTGACGTGCAGATATGTCCGCCCTTCCGGGGAAACAATGCGCGTCACGCACCCTTGGGCCATGACCTCCGCCAACAGTTCATCGATGTTGACCGGGTCCATGGGGAGGATTTGTAATTTCAATTTGAAAGCATCATCTGCCACATGGCCGTGGTCGCAGAGCGTGAAGTTCCACATTCCGATGTACAGCAATCGGGCAAATGGTGACAGTTTGATGATCTTCCCGTCGGTCCAAAAGTCCGGTTTGATGGTCCTTATCCGCGCCACTATGCAGCCCTCCAAAACTCACTTATGGGGATGCCTTCAAAAGCCTCCAGGACTACCGGCCGCAGATCGCGACCCCTGATCAATGCCATTGACTCTTTCGCCCGATTCCACAGCGGAGACTCCTCCTCGATAGCAAGGGCCTCAACGAGTCGCCCGGATCGAAAGTCCTCGTACTGTTCAATGTCAACGGTCGCCGCGGCCGGAAACCATGGCTGATACTCGGCCTTGTGTTGCTGGATCCGCCTGAATGCGTTGACGCTACACCCGACATAAAGTAGGTTTCCGGCGGCGTCCCGTACGCGGTAAACGTCGTGGGGTAGTGACCATACTCGTTTGCGCATCAGGCAGCCCTCGCCGCTACGGCTTCGGCGATGCGGCGCTCCATTCGGGCCGCTTTCAGCACAACTTCCCGCGCCGACTTCCGATCCCGCCATCCCAGGCAGTCCCCGCACCGGCACCCGGTTCCGTACTTACGTCCGGTGCCGTGCCGGGGGTTACTGCGGCGTACTGTGCCGAGCTTCGCGCCGGGCTTGGACTCGTAGGCTTCGATCTCATCAGCGGCGGCCTGCAGACCTTCCCTCCCGCCGTACACCGGGGCCGGGAGAGTGGACTCCCGCTCCACGATGGAGGCGATGCGGGCAGCCTGGGCCCGAACCGCGTCCACGTCGCGGATCTGACGGGAGAGCTTCTTCCGGGCAGCAGTCACCTCGGCCCGCATCGCTTCCACCTTCGCGGCCAGATCGGACTGCTCAGCCATGAGGCCGGCGAGTTCGAGGCGCAACTCCGCGTTACGGCGCCGGGCCTGCTCCACATTGAGAACCGTCGTGGATGGCTGCTCGCTCTTGCCTCGTACGTACGCCATTACGCTGCCACCTCCACCGTCGGGATGCCGACCAGTGCGGCGAGGATGTGTTCGGCGAGGAGCGGCGGGACCGCGTTGCCGATCTGGAGGAACTGCTTCGTCTTCGTCCCGCACCAGATGAACGGGCGCTCGTAGGACTGCAAGACCACCGCTTCATCCTTCGTGAGCCTGAGTGATGTCTTGGATTGCTCGCCATGGAAGTGGTGTTCCCTCGCTGTGATGCGCGGGTCACCTGCAATCGTGGTTGCCGGGGCGTCTACCCATTTCCATGCGGCAACTTCCGGGCGAAGTCCTACCGGATAGCTCTGCAATGCTGCGGCCTCGTTGGTAGTGAGCCGGTCGGTTGCCCCTACCCAGCCAGGCGCGCTGGTGTAGCGCTCGTGGTACTTGGCGATGGGTTCAGCCCCGCCTGCTTCTGTTCCGCCACCCGTGATGGTCGGTGAAGGTCGGGTTGTCATCCCCCGCCAACCGAGCGCTTCGGCCA